TACGTTGGCACGTATGTAAACAAGGCAGCCGGCGGTGTTCAGGTCTCGATCGAGATACACCCTCGCGTCCCGCCTGGCACGATCATCGCTCGCACCGATCGCGTTCCCTTCCCCGGGAGCAACATCGGCTCGGCGTTCGACGTCCGTTGCCAGTACGACACGATGCAGTTCGACTACGCCGCAAACTACAACCCCGGCCACATCGGCGGCGGTCCTCGATACGATTACGAGATCCGCTCCATGGAAACGCTGCGCAACTTCGCACCTGTTGCTCAGGCCGTAGCCTGTAACATCAAATAAGCGAAAGGGCCTGACCGTCGGGTAAAGTGAGTGAAAACCCGACGGTCAGGCCGAAGGATTATACACCTAGGAGGCAGCAACGTGAAGATCTATCAAGTCATCGCAACCGAGGAGCTCAGACACGAAGTCGACCCGATCAAGGGCGTACGCGCACGCAAGGAGACTGTGCTCGCCCGCGGCGGGTCGACGTCTATCGCAGACGGTGAGGGCGGCACGTATGAGATCGGCCCTGATGGGTCGTTCGAGGTGCCCGACGAGCTAGGCCACTTCCTACTCAAGCAGCCCGGCTGGTACGAGGGTGTAAATCCTCTCGGCGGTCCCACACCTGCCGAGGCTCCGAAGACGAAGAGCGAGAAGAGCTAGTCGTCTAGGGGATTCCAGGGTCGAACATAGGTAATCTCGCCGCAGGAGTCGATCATGTTGGGAGGCTGTACCAGACCCAACGAGTAGATGTCGTGTCCTTCTAGCGTGCGCTCAAGGTCGGCTGTGTCGTCTGCCGTCCAGTCCCGTGCGTGCTCCACATGTAGCTCTACACGAATGATTGATTGCATCCGTACACCTTAGCATAAGGCAGGTGTCAATGAACGCCTTCGTCCCAGAATCCTTTGCAGAGCCGATCGTCAGCCCCGACACGGCTACGCTGTTCCGGCGTACGCCCTACATCTCGCCGAGCGAGTACAGGCAGACGCCTACGGCCGTCGGCACGCAGACGCTCGTGCCTGGAGGCTCGCCACAGGCTCAGGAAGCGGCGCTAGCGGCTGTGATCTCTCGAGCAAGCGACTGGCTGGACCTGATCTGCTTCCACAAAGCGGACGGCACGCTGGCAGCGAGCCCAACGACGGAATCGGGGTGGATCAAGCCGCGTGAAGAAGGCTCGCTTGCGCTCATCTGTAATTACAAGCCGATCCTAGAGGTCGACGCGCTTGCAGTTGGACCATCGCCGCAGAACCTTGCCAACATCGGCGCCACCGCCTCCAAGAACATCACGATACAAGACCCGATCATTTGGCTGCAGTCCTGCGGCTTCGGACCGATCTTTCCAGGGTCGTCGGGGTACTCGATCGGCGCAGTTGGGCCTAACGGCAAGGTGTACGTCGTGTGGATCTACGTCAACGGCTACCCGCACACCTCACTCGCTGAGGAAGCCAAAGCCGGCGAAGACGTGCTACACGTCGAACCTTCTAACCCCGGCGAGTCGAAGGTGTACGGTGTCTATGAAAACACACAACTTACGATCCACGATGGCGCGAACACGGAGGTGATTGTCGTCTCGGCTATCGAAGGGCTGACGCTGAAACTCACCGCGCCCTTGGCCTACGACCACACCTTGCCCGAAGCGCCGAACACCACCCGCGTCTCCGCTGTGCCTTGGGCTGTTGAGCAGGCGTGCATCTCGCTTACCTCTTTTCTCATCAAGAATCGCGGCTCGCGTGCGATGGTCCTGCCATCTTCACCTGGCGGTGGCGGATCGCCGCCAAAGCAGGAAGACGGACAGGCTGGAGGCATGCGCGACTTCGACACTGCGTACGAGATCCTGCGTCCGTTTATTACGCCGTTTGTTCGGAGCTCGTCATGAGTAAAAAAGGGTTGAAGAAAAAAGGACTCAAAAAACGGAAAAGCGGATGGGCCGTCTAGAAGTCCGAGAAGCGGTTGCGGCGTATTTCGCCGAAGCCGAACTGCCGTTCGTAGGTAAAGTGTTTCCCGCGCGCCCGACGATCATGGAAGAGGACGCATACCAAACGAGCATGTTGGGCGAAGCTGTAATGTCGGCGAATGGATCAAGCGCGGTGTTGGTAGTGAACATCACCGATGACACCCGTCAACGACGTGCGCTCGCAGGACGGGGAGCGGTGAATGATAGTTGGCTTCACAAGATGCACATGGAGGTGTTCTTCGGCAGCACGGGGGGCGAAGCAGAAATTGCGCAGAAAGACTACGACACGATCGTCGACGGCATGGTGAACTTGATTCGTGCCAATGCCACCTTGAATTCGACACAGATTTGGTCGGCAGGTGAGTACGACATAGGCATCGAGCACAAACAAGGCGCCCCGTTCACCGGGGCAGACGGACTGACTATATGCATTATCGGCGATGTCCTGTTTGATGCGTATGAGTGGATTGCTGGGCCCGTTTAGGTAACGTGTAAACAAAGGAGACTCGAATGCTTTACAAGAACATCGATGAGGAGCGGCGGGTCTGGCCGAACATAGCGGTACCGCCCTCAAACAAGCTGGAAACAGTTGGGCATACACTTGAACTCGGTGCGGGTGAGGAAGTCGATCTCGACCTACCTGAGGACTTTACGGACGAGTATTTGCAGCCCGTAGAGACGGGCACGAAGGCAGGGGCAATATCGTCGTCAGATGTCTTGCAGTCTGCGACCATCTCAGTCCAGAATCTCTCGTCTGTGATCTCGGATGAGGCGGCACAAGCGATCGTCGTGGCACTCGGCACACAAGCTACTCAGGATTACAACAAGTCGTGTTGGGTGACGCAGAATTTGGCTACAGCCATTGCGGTTGTGCTCTTCCTCAAAGAGGGTGAGGCAGTTCCATCGGATACGTGGCACATGGAAATCCTCGACACGTCAGATCAGCCTGGAGCGGTCGGCTACCACGAAGAAGAGGCATTCGACAACCAGCTAGAAGGTAAGAACAGCGGCTTCGCTGGGCCGACCAAGCACCCACGTAAAGCCTCCGCACGTTCCAGTCGCGGGCTGCGTGCGGACAATCCTGAGCTGCCATTGATGAAGATCTTCGCCAAGACAGCGGCGGAAGATCGCGTATCCCTCAGTGAAGTCGCTTCACATGAGATGCTTGAGGCTGCAGTGGATCCATGTCCGATGCGCGAACCTCGTACAGTTACCAACTCAAAGGCAGGTAAGGTCGTGATCGTTGAGGTTGGCGACCCCGTGCAGGAATGCGGGTATGAGGTTGATGGTCTCGTTGTGGCTGACTTCGCATTGCCCGCATGGTTCGGCTACCCTCAGGTTGTGAGCCCCGATCAGATGTCATTCCGGTCCAGTGTGCATGAGCCGTTCGAGCTAGCGCCGGGCGGCTACATCAGCGAGACGCCTGAGAGCGAACCGGAAAACTGGACGCAAGTGTTCGGCACACCACAACCCGCTGAGGAGTCGCAGATATGACACCGTTCCCGCCTTTCAGTGCAATCCCAGTACCCGAGACGCAGATCGGGATCATTCTAGAGAAAGAACGTGGCGTACCGGAAGAACCCAAATTCTGGCTGCCGATCATGGGGCCGAAGTACAAGCCAGACCTACAACTGCTCCCCGACGAGACGCTGCGCGGCTCGATGGTCACACTGTATGATGAGGTGCCCGGCTTGCGTTTTGACTCGCACGGTTGGGATAGCTATCCATACCTCGACACTCTGCCCGTGTTCTTCCGTGCTCTGCTTGGCTCGGCGGACTTCAAGACCGTGGCGCCGGCAAGCACCGAACTTGTCGTCGAAGCGAAAGCAGGCGCAACGAAAATACTTACCAAAGTAGAAGTACCGGAAGGTAGTTACATCGTCATCGGTGCAGGTGTAGGCGTGATGGAGACACACCTCACAGGTAAACCCAAAGAAGTCACAGCTGCAGAATGGGAAATTCCGTTGGCGTACCCATTGTCGTTCACACACGCCGACAAATCTGCCGTCGCGGGGCTGACCAAGCACCGCTTCAGCCTGCTCAATAACAGCCCGGAAACAGGCAACCAGCCGCCAAGCTGCACGATCACGGACTACGACGGCGAGGAATTCGCACGGGCGTTGCCTGCCGCTCAGCTCGACTCGCTGAACATCAGCGGCACAGCGGAGTCCCTGCCCAAGGTGACAACTAGCTGGTTCGCGAACAAGGCTGTAACTCCAAGCGAACCGTCATCGTCGTATTCAACCGCTGAGGCGCCTCCCGGTTGGACCGTGGACGCGGCGATCAACGGGACGCAGGTCGGATATCTCGTGTCGTGGGAGTTTGGCCTCAAGCGCAACGTCAAGAACGTGCCGGCGATTACAGGTACGCCGAACTACTACCAGCACTTCGCTGGAGCGCTCGACGCCACCGCGAAGGTCACTGTGCTCGAGAACCGCGAAGCGACGCAGTTGTCGATCTATGAGGCTGGTGAGGCGATCACGGTCGACCTGACGCTGTCCGACGTCAAATCCGGGTTCGCGATGAACCTGCACTCGACTGTAACGAAGTACACCACAGGCGAGATCGACCGCTCGAAGGAGTGGATTGAGGTCCCACTGGACATCCAGCTCATTCCCTCAGCGACTGATGCGCTGTCAGGTGGCGTATCGCCGATCGTAGCGACAGTGGCTAACGGACATACGGAAGAATACTAGGAGTGAAAAAACTAGAGCCTCCAGAGGGAGCAAATCTCTGGAGGCTCTATGCGCGCGCAGATTGGTCGGTATCAGGCGCTCTTGGCGGCAGTACGTTCGGCTGCCCTGGCTTTACCCTTCTCACGGCCGCGCTGCCACGCCTCGCGGAAGCTTGGGCGCTCAGCACGCATCGCTGCGGTGCGGGCCCTGTTGCGATCCGTTGCGGCTTGTATGCGCTCAGCGCGCTCGTCCATCTTTTTACCGCTCATGCGGATTGCTGCCAGCAGCGGATCTTTTGACAGTTCACGCTTCTCGATTTTTTTAGCAAACCTGTATTCCTTGCGGGTTTTGTAGTCGCTACGGTTTGGCATTGCTCCTGCTCCTTGTGTCGGATTGCTTACAAGAGCATTATCGGTCGTATCGGGCAAGACCTGAAGGTGTCTGGACGTATGTACTAAACACGCCATAGGAGGCGATATGAGGACAGTCACGATCCCCGGCGGCAACGCCGCGCTGCGGGAGAAACACGAGATAAGACAACGCCATCGCCGCCTGGTTGAGATCGCAAGCGTCGCAGCGGCGCCAGCGATCGACAAGGTGCGCAAGAGCCTGCCGACAGGCGCCTCAGACGAGGACGCGGTCAAGACGCTTGAAGCGATGACCGACGCAGACCTCCACTTGACCAAGCAGGAAGCACAGGCACTCTGTGAGCTCCAAGACGCGCACATACTCGCAACGCTCGTCAGTTGGTCGCTAGACACCCCTGTGCCAACTGATGAGGACAGCTTGGGGGATATTGATCCAGAGGTGTACGACGCGTTGGCGCAGGCGCTCAAGGGCGAGCTGTTGGGCACCAAGGTGGATTTCGATCCCGGCGACCCGCGCCGTCCCGATTTCAAGGATAGCCCTACGTCGCCCTCAGACGACTCCGCGAGCGTCTTGAGGGCAAAGAAGGAGTACCCATCGACCGGGCCACTGCCGAGCGATGGGACGAGTATCGATACAGGTCCCGCTTCCCTGGCATCACCCACGAGCAGTACCTAGACGAGCCCGGCGAGACCGTCGATTGGATGCTCGCCATAGACGACACCGCTCGCAAGGTGGAAGCCCGGCGCCTACAGGAAGCAGAAGCCCGTGCCGCCAGTCGACGACGCTAATACCTTGGCTGCTCTGGATGCGCTGATCGGCCGTGTGAAGGCTGCAGGGCCAGTCGTGGTGTCCAAGGGCGCACTGGCCATACAGCAAGCCGGTATGAAGCGTACGAAGGTGCGCTCGGGCACGCTGCGTCGATCGTGGCGTGTGGAGGTAGAGGCAAATGAAGGTGTAAGCAGTGCGTTGGTTGGACCAACAACCGTGTACGCCCGCCGTCAGGAGTTGGGATTCAAGGGACCGGATAAGTTGGGGCGTGTATACCACCACGATCCGGGCTGGCCGTATGTCAAGCCGGCGTTCGAGATCACGTTGCCGCTGATCGAGAAGTTCGCCGTCAGTACCTACACCGCAGCAATTGCCGGATAGGAGGTGAAATATGGCTGAGGGCACATACCTGCCGCCCACGGTAATCGCGCTTGTCGTTGATGACGAGGCGGGGCTTGCTGAGCTTGCTGCCTTTCGAGAGGCATACGTCGACACCGTTGCAGATGTAAATGCCGCTTCAGCCGAGATGGGCGCGGGCATGAGCGCTGCAGGCAGAGATGTTGAGACTCTTGCTGCTGACAGCGCAGCACCGTTGGCTGCTGTAGGTACGAATTTGGATAAGGCTGGCGATGATGTCCGAGACTTCGCCGACGATGCAGACGTAGCTGCTGCAGATGTTGCTGGTTCGATGGGCGGCGTGCGCGGTGCGGTTGACGATACGGCGGAGGGCGTGCATGACAGTGCTGAGAGTGTAGGTAAAGATTTTGAGGGGGTAGGAGAGAGTGCTGCCCTGGGAGCTTCTGGTGTACATGAGGCTGCAGGCGACGTAAAAGACGATTTTGAGGACGCTTCTGATGGCGTACATGATGCTGCATCCGGAATAGGTGAGGATCTTATAGGTATGGGTGCTGTCGCCGGCCTGAGCCAAGATGAGATAAACAAGGCTCTAGAGGGTACGGCTTACGAGAGGGCGACTCAAGCGGCTAAGGACGCTGAGGACGATTTGGAGGGTCATACAAGCGCTTTCTCATCGAAAATCGCTTCTATGTTCGAGAGTGTCGGCGGCTCAATGAGTAGTATTGGGTTGCCGTTTAGTAATACCGTCACTAAGATGGGAACAAGTATTGAGGACGCAGAGAAAGAGGGAAGCGGGTTTGCGGCATCGATACTCCAGATAGGTAAGGTCGCTACAGGGGTAGGGGTTGTTGCGTTTGCTGCGCTCGCCACTGAGGGCGTAAAAGCCGCTATTTCCTTTGAACGTGCCGACTCGATTCTAAAGCAGGCGGTCAAGAACACGGGCGCGTCTGTGTCAGCGATGAATCCAGCCATCGAAAAGAACATGACCGACATGGAACACCTTGGATTCAAGAATACCGAAGTGGCGCAATCACTTGCGGTTCTTACTGTTGCGACTAAGAACCCGACTAAGGCACTGGAAACGCAGGGGATAGCGGCCGACCTTGCACGAGCCAAGAACATCTCGCTAGGCCAAGCAGGTGAAACGCTCGCCAAAGTATTCGCGGGGTCTAACCGCGCGCTGACACAGCTTGGCATCAATCTCAACATTGGATCGACCAAACTGTCAACGATGCAGAGCGCTACTGAAAGCGTGGAAAAAGCCAAGGTAAAGCTAAAGGCAGCCGAAGAAGGGTATGCAACCGCTAGCAAGAAGGCAGCAGAAGAAACCAAGGCTAACGCTGAAAAGGTAGTCGCAGCCGAAGAAAAGGTCTCCCAGGCACGCCAGAAACTCAAGTCTGACAGTGAATCTGTTACGGTCGCGCAACGATCACTCAAGGAAGCACAGCGCGAAGAGGGAGAAGAGGCAAAGAAGGCAGCAGAAGCGGTCGTGGTCGCTGAGCGTCAAATGACCGCAAGTAGTGAAGGTCTAGCCAAGGCACAACGCGGCGTCCGTGAAGCTCAGCGTCAAGTGGCAGAAACGGCAGAAAAGGAGGCTGAGGCGGTCAAGAAGGCAAAGCAGCAGTTGACAGGTGCCGAAGAATCAGCCACAGAAGCCGCGCAGAATGGAGCTAATGAAGTTTCACAAGCTCACCTAAAGCTCGAAAAGACGCAGAATGAAGTCAATGAAGGAACTCTCTCGGGTGCGCAGGCGTCGATTGCACTAAGGGAAGCTCAACTCTCACTTACAGAAGCCGAAGAGAAGTCAGCCGATGGTCGTAAAAAGGCTGCCAATGAAGTCACTAAGGCACAAGAAGAAGTCACTAAAGCGCAAAAGGCAGATACGCCAGCGAGCGCTGAATCTGTCGCAGCCGCAAATAAGGTAAAGGAAGCACAAGAACAGGTTGCAGCGGCCGAGCGCACCTTGAAGTCCAGTCAAGAAGAAGTGAGCAAGGCCCAAAAGGAAACCGCTGCTGGTAGCCCGACATCGATTGCCGCCGCTAACAAGGTGGCAGAAGCCCAGCGCAACCTTACTAAGTCAGGTGAAACACTTACCCAGGATCAAAAGGAAGTTGGCAAGGCGTCAAAGGAACTAGGCGCAGCGCAGGATGCTGCTAAGCGTCCGAGTGAAGCCCTTGTAGCCGCATCGGACAAGCTCAAGTCCGCGCATGAAGCGCTATCCACGTCGGAACGCAAACTCCAACGCGATCAAACCACAGCAGGGAAAATCATGGACGCCCTCAAGGAACGTTTGAAAGGGATGGCTGAGACTTACAGTAAGGGACTAAAGGGTGGCATCGATGAGGCTGACGCTTCACTGAATCACTTTGAGATTACACTCGGCAAAGACTTGATTCCGATACTGCTAACGGTCGGTCGGTTGATTCTTGGAGTCGCTAATTTCTTCTTGCAGGGCAGCACAGCAGCCAAAGTCCTAGCGGTAGCAATTGGAGGTCCGCTTGTGCTCGCAATGGCTGCATACATCGTAAAGCTAGGGATTTCAGTAGCCGAGAGTGCTATCGGATTCGCCAAAATGCTCGTTATGGGTGGACTGTGGGCAGCACAGTACGTGGTTTGGTTTGCAGAGATGGCTGCAGGATGGGTATCGACTGCCATTGAGTCTACGGCTTCGGCGGGTGAGCAGGTCATTGCGTGGGCTTCTGTTGGCGCCGCGGCTGCCGCTGCCTTTATTGCGGAGAACGCAGCATCCCTTGGGATAGTCGCCGCAATAGGGTTGATTGTTGCAGGTATTGTGTACCTAGCAACGCACTGGTCTGAAGTGTGGGATACAATCAAGTCGGTTATCAATACCGCAGTTTCATTTGTGAAACATCACATTATACTACTTGTATCGATCATTTCACTGCCTATTGCGGCCATGATCTACCTCGCTACACATTGGACGGAAATCTGGAATGGGATAAAGTCCACCGTGAAAAA